GTTGGCCGTTACGTTTGTTTTGATGGGGTCGGTATTGCTGACGGTAGTACCAGGCGAAGCGGTAAACGTCGTTGGCTGGTATCCAGAACCTACGGACACGGTGGTATGCGGCTCTACAGCCTGCGGCGTTACCGCCTCCACGGCTGCGTACTTGCTTTTGTAGGCATCATGCCGGGCGCGCTCCGCGTTCTGTTCGCGCACACAAATGGCGTGCAGTTCTGGCGACTTTTGGGCGTTCAAAATTCCGCTATGGAATGCAGGGCGAAAAAACAGGTCGCCTTTTCCGGTGTACGGCTGCCAATCTTTGCCGCACTTTTCGTAGCCGGCCAAGTGAAACCCCCACAGGTAGTCTGAATTTGCAAGGCTCAACAAAAATACCTTTTCAGGGTCTGTGCGGCGGCCCGCCCGTGCGTCGGCATCCGAAATTGCAATTTTCATGCCTTGCTGAACGCCTGAACTTAATTCGATTTCGATAACCTCGTTAAGCTGCACGCACCATGCCTTTGCGTACACGGTGAACCCGGCCCCTGCTGGAATAGGTTGACCGCCTACGGTAGCCACTCCGTCAATGTGTTGCTTTTTTGCGTAAAAGCCGGAAATGATCGGAGTTTTGCCAGATGCGCTACTGAACACAACAAGTGGCTCGTTTCGGGTATCGCGTACCCGGTTTGACCAATACGATGTACTTGCGCCGTCGTAACCCGAAACACCGGCGTACATTTCAAGTACCACAAACGTTAGTTCTGGCACCTGCATTTTTTGCCGGTTTTCGGAATCGTACCACGAAAATCCAAGATGGCCGGACACTCGTGCGGCATCAGCGTCCGCGTGTGTTGCATACGCCTCCGGTGTTTTGCACGCTTTGTAAGTCAGGCTTTTAAATTTAACATAGCCTGTTTGGATTGCGCCCTCCGGGGGTGCATCGAAAAAATTGTCTTGCATAAAATATGTGTTGAAAAATGTGAATAATCATTTGCGCGGGTCAGGCTGTGGCAGATGCAGCCACGGTACGAATACCGGCGGCGGCGGCCACGTTGCGCCCGCTTTTTCGTGTAAATGTTTTTGCCTGTTGATAAATTCCACAAGCAAAGAAACGCCCGTCCGGGTTTTTACCGGAATTTCAATTGTGCCCCAAAAACTCCAGGAAGCGTAAGTTTTTCCGGGCGGGCGTTTTGGCGCTACCGCTTTCCAGCATTCGCCCCGCGTTTGCGCCGTTTCTGGGATTTCGCCGAGTAGCGCAAGCGCGGCCCTTAAATCCGGGTGAATTGTTTTATCCTTTTGCATGGTATTGCGGATGGTGGCTTGATGTTATCGCCTGCTCAACAATCGCGGCGCGTGTTTCTTCTCCGAACATAGCGGAATACGGCGAAACGTCATTTTCTCCGATATGTGCCGATAAAATTGTAACGTCACTACTTTCGCTGAACCCGTCCGCGTCCGTCTCTGTTATGACTTCCGCTTTGATGCGTGCGTAGCAATCGTAGCCGATTAGAAAATCAAACTCAACGGTAACGGGCGCAGACGTTGTCGGGGTTGAGCGCTCCACGCGGAGCATTTCATGTGTGGTCACTAAAAATTCGTCCATCGTGTTGTCTTATTTTTTCGTGGATGAGCGCCGCAAGTTGCCAGGCTGCGGTTATTTTTTGTTCGGTGGGCTGCTCAAGTTGCTTGTAAACTTCTGAAACAGCCCAACGGCGTTTAGTCCATGCTTCCGGGATTATTTCAAGCAAAAAGCGAAGGTCTCCCCGGCAGGCGTTTGCTTTGCGGTGCAGGTTGTCTGTCATATTTTTGCGCGTGCTTCTTTTGAGTTTGCAGCAGCATTTTGCAGATTCTTAAAGTCCGGGAAAAACGACATTGCGTTTTTCCGAGAAAATTTGAACCAAAAAACAGCAAACTCCATGTAATTTTCAAAACTGTATTGGTTGCCGTACTTGTCGTTGAAATTGCTATAAACTTTCATATCGTTTTTACCTTTCGCGTTTTCGATGGGTCAAAGGTAAACTACCTTAAATTACTGTGCAAGTTTTTACACAAATTTATTTTAATTGGTACAAAAAAAGCCCCGGCGCTTTTGCCGAGGCATACAACAAATTACAATCCATGAACCGACCGCTATTCCAGCGGGTACTATGTGCCAAGTCATCTATGCAAGTTCCGTGCCGTCTTTCAGATGCGGCAATACGGAAGCCGCCGCCTGCGTGACATATTCAGCATGAAAAACGCCGTTTACAATCCGCCGGGCGTTGCGCCAATCGGGCGAAGCGTCGGCATTGAAATAATGCGCAAGCCTGCGCCCTGTAAATAGCCCGTCACGCATACCAACGACAAGTATTTTTGCACCGATTTCCGGGTCTAATACCTTGTCAGGGTTGGAAACAAGATCAATGCCGAGCAACTTTGAAAATTTCTGGTAGTTACGTTTCCAAGTCAACTGAACGAACCCGCGCCCGTAATACCCGGTGTGCCAGTAGCGCTCCTGCATCCTCCATACCGCCGTGCCGGTCTTTGCTCGGATTTCAGGGATACAGCGCATCCGTGCTTCGTGCCAAGCTGTGCCCACAACGTAGGCCACCTGTTCGGGCATGGTCACGCCTTGCGCTTTACATTCATTCAAAATGATAGCAAGGTTTGCGGCCTGTTCAGGCGAAGTGCGGCGACGGCCCGCAAGGGATTTTAATACGGCTTCCATGCTGCAAAAATACGGGATTTTTGGACACAAAAAACCCGCCCAGGAGCAATCCGAGGCGGGAAAAACCGAGAGATGAAAAGTAGTCTTAGGCTATTTTCTTGACGGCCATTTTGTCGCGCAACGCCCGAACAATTGGCGAAATGATATTGACAAAAATAATGGCAAGCAAGCCTGTCCAATCTTGTGCGTAGGACAACTCGACAAGGTTTTCAGCAGTGCCCGTCGGGATGGATGCGCCCGGCACGAAAACAACGATCAAACCGACCGCCGCCGATGCCAGATTAACCCAAAAATTTCGGCTCGAAAGAAACGACCAAAAAGAACCCTTTGCCACAAAAAAGATGTGGTAGCCGATATTGACGGCATTGGTGAGGATAATGCCGATTGACCCGATCCACCCGGCGGTGGTGACGGAATAGACAAGTCCTTCTGCTGTTTCACTGGGTGACGATGTAAGCTCAAGCCCGGACAAAGCCAGGGAGCCAAAAACGAAAGTCAGAATGGTCGTCCAAAGGTTCGTGGAGTTCCACGAAAATTGTTTTGCTGGCACTTGTGTGTTACTCATTATATGTGTTTTGCGTTAACGTTTCAAATTTTGCGACGGCGTTACCGACCCCTAATCATAGCCTCCAAACGGGCTATCTGCTGCGCCTGCTCTATGCGCTTTTCGTTGCATTCAGCTATTTCGATGCGCAATTCATGCTCCAGCCTGCGGTATTCGTTCAGCTGTGCGCTATGCTCTTGTTTCAGTTCCCGAACCTCTGTTTTAACCTCAATCCAGTCGGCTTCAAATTGTTTGTGCTGCCAAGCCATGCCCCATGCGAGACCGCCGATACAGCCGGTCATAACCGTGAAGGCTAAACCGTTTCTGATTAGCTTGGCAACGCCTTCGGCAAACGCCTTGTAGAATATCTGTATCATTTTTTCTTGTTCGGTCATAGCGGCTGACTTTTCTACATAAATAGAGAAAAGCCGTGCCAAGTTTGTATCACTTGTTGTTTTTCACGGCCTTTTTAGGCTTTAGGAACTTTGTTTTTCTTCCGTCCCGGCCCAATATCGTGAACGAAACATTTTTTTTCACCTTGTCAATTCCCTCAACCCAATCTACCGCCCCGCCGGTGTATAGAACCCAAAAGCCCCATGGATTTTCCTGAACAGTAAAACCAGCTTCAGGCGGCGGCGCTTTCACCATTCGAGAACCTACCCCCGTGCAGGACGCTCCATAAAAAACCGAATCGCGCAAGCAGGTCACGCGCTGCTTTCGGTAGTCCCAGGCGGCTTTTCGCTTGGCAAGTTCCGCCGCTTGCGCCGAAATCGCATTGTATTCCGCGTCCATGCTTGTTATGTACTGCGATAGTTGCGCCGTGTCTGTCATGTAGATCGGGTATTCCGTTTGGATTACACGCGGCAACCCGGACTGCGGTATTGTCGTAATTTCGACAAGAAAGAACGAATCAATCCCGAACGTGTCAAGGCGAAAGGTATAAGTTGCGCTGTCTTGCCCGAAGGCAAACAGCGGCAAAAGCATTGCAAATAGTATGTTTTTCATAGAGATGTAAGTTTGTATCCACGGATTGAAGATGATCCGTATATGATGTATGACCACTCGCCTGCTGCAAGCGAATTGAATGTACTTCCGTTCCCTTTTGATACGCTTTGCGAAAGCGAGACAGTTCCTGCTGTGCCGGAATGGTGCAGTATGTATTCCCGGCCTTGGCACGCGCAAGCGGCTGCAGTTGGAAGCGTCCAGGTTATGTTTGTGTTTGCAGTGTACACGACAGTCCGCTTGGTTTCGTCAAATGTCGGAGCGCCAACTGTTTCGAGGTATGCGGTTGCGATACTGCCTGCGCTCTGAATAGTGCTATGCGGCGTTGTGGTGCCTACGCCAAACTGAACGAGTGACGTAGCGGCTGACTTCTCGAACGTAGCTACGTCGGACGTTTCGCCACCGACAGCAATCCTAACCGACGATGTGCCATTTGTTGCGTTCCGGTTCGTAATTCGCATTGCGTCCGCTGTTGCGTTCCACATCAATTGCCCTCCGATCACGTCTGACCCTGTGCCGAATCCTACCGACACATTGCCGCTGCCTGCGGTATTCTCGAAAAGGCCCACCATGCCGGATGCGGTGGAGCCGGTTGCGCCGGTTGCCGTAACGGTGAAACGCGCCGTCGGAATAGTTGTTCCTCTGCCGATTGATACCGGCCCGCCGCGCGGGTTTAGTTGCAGCGGATAGGAAAAGTTTGGGACTGACCGAGACCGAGCCTGCACCCACATGCCCTGGCCGTCCGTCGTATATGCGCCGATTGTCAGGCTGTTTGGTTGCTCGACGTTCGATAGGTGTGCCCTGAACTCTGCAATGCCGTCCAGTGTCGGGGTGCTGTTTGTTGTCGGGTTTCCCTCCGACCCCATTACTCCAAATCCTTGTATAGGCGTGAACGCCGAAACCGTGTTTGTGCTGTGCGACCACTTCCCGCCGTTCGAGCGCAAGTCAAACCCGGCCTGCGCTATTGTAGTAGCAGTCAATAGCGTGCCACCAAGCCTTACCTTATTTGCCACTACATTTAGGCCGTTTTCGGCACCGTCGAGGGTTCCAATGCCAGCATCGTCCGCTGCAAGCGCCCAATTTGTACCGTTCCATTTCATTATTTGGCCCGAAGTTGCGCCAGGTATTTTCCGTAAAAACCCGCTGGCATCTTGGCCTAACAAGTACGGCGCAATTGTTCGCGTAGGCGCGGTCGCGCTAACAGAGTCAGCCGTCAAATAAAGTTCTCGGTCTGTGACTATCTGCATTATCCCGCCAGTTTCCTTAATTACCGCCCCGCAGTCAAAGTTGTATATTTCAAGGCTATCAATCGGGCTTTTGCCAACCAAGTATTTGCTTACTTTATCATCTGAACAGGAATCTATTTCAACCGAAATAGCAGTTCTTACGCTTGCTGCGGGCACATTCATCCTGAATGTAAGAGGCTGCCACGCCCCCGGTATCGTGACAATAGACCCGCCCGGCGGCAAGGTGTCGCTACCTGTTCCGGCTGTGCCGTCGCCATATATGCCGTTTAGCCCGCCCGAAAGTATCGGCGTAAGGTCAACGGACTTAAACGGTTCGCCGTCCGATTCGATGGACAATCGGATGACGTTCCCTACCAGCGTAAACGTGTCAACTTTTTGGTCGTCGGTATTGTCAAGGTACGGCGCAAGATTGACGGACGAAAACGGAACACCGTCGTTTAGCAGCGACGCGCGAAGCACGTTCGATACAATCTCGAATGTGTCCATTCGCTGTATCTCGTTGGTTGGGCTTTGGTCGGATGCCGTCAACGTGAACGACGGGTATGTACCGGAAACGGCAACGCCGCCGCCGTTTGCGATTGAAACCGTCTGATCGGGCGCGGTGTTGTTTATTGTCATATTTCCCGACGTAGCCGAAATGCTTATACCCGTTCCGGCTGTGTGCGTTACGTCCGTACCCGTGCTGCTGTTCAGCGTTACCGGCGAGGATGTGCCCGTGTAGGTAAGGTTTGTTGCCTCGTTAACGTAGGGTGTAAGGTCAACGGATTTGAAAGGCACACCGTCCGAAGATAGCGAGGCGCGTAGGGTGTTGCCAACCAAAGCGAACGTATCAATCTGCTGTATCTCGTTGGTATTGGACAGGTCGCCCGTGTTCGTGACGGTAACCGTGGACGTACCGGAAACGCTTATCCCTGTGCCCGCCGCAATTGCCTGAACGGGTGCAATACTGGTAATGGGTATTGTTTTGGCCGGTTGCGTGTCGCGTTGAATGGACAACTCCACATTCCCCGCGTTCACTCGGAACGTGTCAATCTGCTGTAAGTCGGTATCGTTGTCGTTGTCAGGCACCCACGTTGTGCCGTTCCATTTCAGTGTTTGCCCGCTTGTCGCGCCCTGTTGGGCAATGTCGAGTGGACTACTACCTGTGCCGTCTCCTGTTAACCGTGGTTGCACCTGTACAACCTGACTGCCCCAATTATCCCCTCCTACGGATGGGTTTGCCCATGTTCCGTCCCCACGCAAGAACGCGCCTTCTTCACCCGCGACCGGCTTAGGTACAAGGCCGCGTTCACCGTTCGTTCCTGCGCTTGCACCAACCATTACGTTTACCGTGTCCCCCGTACCGCCTGATATGGACATAATTCCGGTAGATGCGGCGTAGGTCAGGCTTTGCGCGTCGGTGTTGTCGAGATACGGTGCAAGGTTAACTGATCGGAACGGCTCTGCATCTGATTCAAGCGAAAGGCGCAACACATTAGATACTATCTCGAACGTGTCGGCTTTTTGGTCGTCGGTGTTGTCAAGGTAGGGCGAAAGGTCAACCGACCTGAACGGCGTAAGGTCAAGCGAAAGCGAAGCGCGGAGCGTGTTGCCTACAATTGTGAACGTATCAATCTGCTGTATTTCGTTGGTGTTGGATAGGTCTCCGTTATTCGTAATAGTAACGTTTGGTCCAGCCGAAACGGATATTCCAGAGCCTGCGGTAATGCCTTGGACCGGCGCTATGTCCGTGACTGGAATAGTTTTAACTTGTTGCGCGTCCCGCTGTGCTGATAATTCCACATTACCTGCGTTCACGCGGAACGTGTCAATCTGCTGCCGGTCTTCATCTTCAAAATAGACCGCATCTGCCCCTGAAATTGACAGCTCAAAACGTTGGCCGTAACTCAAAACTGATGAATCAATTGCAATCGTCTGTATCTCGTTCAAAAACGACGTATCAATAGCTGTAATCGTAAAATTAGGGTATGATTCCGCAACAATGATACCAGGCCCGCCTTCAATAACTACTACCTGATCGGGTGAGGTGTTGGTGATATTGATAGTCCCGCCGTTGGCGCTCGTTGTTTCCGAAATGCTTATACCCGTCAATCCGGCAACCGTTACCGGCGTTTGCCCGGTGGTGTTCGATGTGAGCGTAGCGGTATTTGACGCGCCCGCGCCTACGCCAAGTATGCCCTCGTTTGAGGCGGATAGGTCGCCGGTGTTGCTCACCACGTACGGGCTGCCTGTTGTTCCTGAACCGGCAACACCTATACCAGTTCCGGCAGTGACTACCGTCTCCGATCCATCCGCAACCGGGATAGATACAGTTTTTGCCGGTTGGCCGTCCCGCTGCACTGAAAGCGAAAGCACGCCTGATAAGTACGCGAACGTGTCAATTTGTTGAGCGTCTGTATTTTCAAAATACACCGTATCCCCGTTTGATATTGCCAACGAAAAGCGCTGCCCTGTGGCTATTTCAATTGAATCAATTGCAAGCGTTTGCGCATCCGTGTCGGTATCAGTATCGTTTGCCGGTGCCCAGGTACTTCCGTTCCATTTCAACACCTGCCCCGACGTTGCGCCCTGCTGTGCTATATCGAGCGGGCTGCCCCCCGTGCCATTGCCCAAAATGCGTGCCGTTACTTGTACTACCTGCGTTCCCCAATTGTCTCCACCCGTGGACGGGTTCGACCATGTGCCGTCCGCCCTCCAAAACTTCGCCTCATCGCCTGCTGAAGGCTTACCTACCAATCCGCGTTCTCCGTTCGTGCCAGATGTAGCGCCCACCATTACGTTAACCGTGTCACCCGTCCCGCTGGAAATAGACATAATTCCGGTGGACGGCGCGTAAGTCAGGTTTTGTAGTTCGTTGCTGCTTGATAGGTCGCCCGTGTTAGTCACTACATACGGGCTGCCGGAAGTGCCTGAACCCGAAACACCTATGCCCGTGCCGGCGGTAACGACCGTCTCCGATCCATCCGCCGCCGTGTCGTTGTCGTTCGCTGGTGCCCACGTTGTGCCGTTCCACTTCAATACCTGGCCGCTCGTTGCGCCCTGCTGTGCTATATCGAGCGGGCTGCCCCCCGTGCCATTGCCCAAAATGCGTGCCGTTACTTGTACTACCTGCGTTCCCCAATTGTCTCCACCCGTGGACGGGTTCGACCATGTGCCGTCCGCCCTCCAAAACTTCGCCTCATCGCCTGCTGAAGGCTTACCTACCAATCCGCGTTCGCCGTCGGTGCCTGCTGTAGCTCCTGCCATTACCGGGATCGTGTCCCCGGTTCCGCCAGAAATGGACATAATGCCGCTGGCTGGCGCGTATGAAAGGTTCTGGTTATCGGTGTCGGTATTGATGTACGGTGCAAGGCTTACGGCCTTTGTGCTGTTATCATCCTGAATGTATAGCGTGTCCCCGGAAATGTAAAGAGATGTGTTGAATCCTGACGTATCGGTGTTGTCAAGGTATCCAGACAAATCCACAAAAAGAAACCCGTCAGCGTCGGTAATTCGTAGCGTGTCGCCTGAAATAGCAAAAGCTAGGTTGTACCCGGATGTATCGGTGTTGTCGAGAAATTGCGACACGTCCACACAAAATGTACCTGACCCATCCGTGACGCAAAGGCTGTCGCCTACAATCTCGAATGAGTAGTTATAGCCAGACGTGTCAACGCCCGGCGGCAAAATCACAAAGTGAAAAGGCACACTATCCCGATCAATCGAAATGCGCAAGGTGTCCACCCCAACTATGTCGAATGTGTCTATTTGTTGCGGGATTACGGCTATCGTGTCGCCATAAATTGAAATGCCAGGCCCCGGAATGAGTGTGACCGAACCGCCGCCTGAACAGGGGCATTGCACGCTGTCCCGGAACCCCTCTATCGTCGTCCACTGCGTGCCCGAAAGTTCGATCCGTATTTGTTCAGCGTTCGGTATAAGTTCCCTGAACGTTAGGGCGTTGAAGTTTTGGATAACCGTGTACGGCTCCTCTATCCAGCGGAATGCTACGCCGTTTTTGCGAATCAAAAGCCCCTTGAAATATCGGCTTTGCGTTGACGTGTTGCAAATGTCGCAAGTTGTGTCCGCTGCTGTTAGCGTCCCGCAAAAGCACTCAAAGGTAAAAGTGGGCGTTTGCGAGAACCCCGCAAACGCCACCAAAACGAAACACGATATGAAAAAAAGTTTCTGCATTATCGAAGTTGAGTAAGGGCAAGATTGCACTCATATACTGTCAGATCATCCGACCCGGTGTGCGCTGTTGGGAAAAACCAGAGGGATACCTTGTCGTTGGTACTAAGCGTCACGATACAACTACCCGAAACAGTCACTACGTTGCCCGCTGTTGCAACTATCTGCCGACGGCGTGACTTGTATTCGATGTCTGTATTCACCTTGACGTAAGAGGTCAATGTACCGGCCTCTGAAAAAGTAAACGAAACGGAATAGTTGAGCAAAAAGCGCCCCTGCCTTGTCCCGGTGTAAATAATGGAATGGTCGCCACCGATGGAAAATCCGTGCAATTGCCCTGCCGTAAGCCCTTCCAGTGTGTCAGGCGTTACGGATGCAAAAGCGAGCGTTAGCGTGTCTTGCTCTATTCCAATTTCGCCATAGTAGTCGTTGTTTTGCCGAAACCATGCGCGTGCGGACTTGTCCCATGCCCACAAAATTCCGGTTTCGGTGTTCAACCAAAGTTGCTGCGGGCGGCTTCCGTTCGGCGCTGCGGACGGGTTGGACGCCGAATAGGCCACCGGCTGTTTGCTCGAAATTGTTTGCGCTTGCGCGTCGCCTGTCAGGCATAGCGCGGAGCAGATGATTGCTAAAATGAAAATGATGTGTTTCATGTAAGTGAGTTGTGTAATTTTTTACAGTTTTTCTACCCTTTTATTCGCAACGCGGCGGCATCTACTGCCTCCTGCAATTTTACCTTGTCTTTCGGCATTTGCGCCAAAAGTGTCTGGTACACAAGCGCCGATTTGTTGCGCTCTGCCTTTTCGGTTTTGAGCAGAAAACGCAAGCGGTCGCGGTAGTTGAGCGCGTCCACTTCGGCGTCCAGTTCGTCCGGTACCTGGTCGAGCGTTTTTCCTCTGTACTGCGCAAGGTGTTCCGGCCATTCTCCTGACGGCAGCGATTCGAGCATGGCCGTGTAATTGGTGATGTTCAAATCGTACTGATACAACTCCTGCTCACGCATTACAAGCGCGTCGGCTAAGTTGTTTTCGTGGTATGATTGTTTGATTGATAGGTATTCCATGATATTTTTTTATGGTTGAAATGCTATGCCGTTACCTGTGCTTGCTGGCAGTGTTGCCGGGTTACTGTATTTCGTTCCGAACCCGCTACTCCACGGATAGGCTGTCACAAAAGGTGTTGTTGAGTGTACAACACAAATGTCAGAACCAGAAACCGAAAAGCCTACATTTTGACCTGTGCTTGCTGGTAGCGTAGCCGGGTTACTGTATTTCGTTCCGAACCCGCTACTCCACGGATAGGCTGTCACAAAAGGTGTTGTTCCATGTGCTACCGCAATATCAGCCCCAGACGGCGAAAACGCGCAACGACGCGCGTTTCCGGTTGGAGTTGTCCCTGGATCACTGTATTTCGTGCCAAAACCTGAAGACCAAGGATACACAGAAATGTAAGGTGATGAATTGTGAGATATTGCAAGATTGGAACCGTCAGGCGAAAAACTTGCACCAAGCCCAACGTTGCCCGGAAGCGTTGCCGGGTTACTGTATTTCGTTCCGAACCCGCTACTCCAAGGGTAGGCTGTCACAAAAGGCGTAGTCGAGTGCGTAACAACAATATCAGCGCCGGACGGCGAAAAGGCTGGCGTGTTCGCGGTAAATGGCGGCAATGTAGCCGGGTTACTGTATTTAGTACCGAAACCAGCGCTCCACGGATAGGCCGTGATAAAAGGGGTTGTTGCGTGAGTGACGGCAATATGCCCGCCAGACGGCGAAAAAGCAACATTAAGACAGTTACCAGCCGGAAGCGTCCCAGGATTAGTGTATTTCGATCCAAAACCGGAAGACCACGAATAAGCAGTTATATAAGGGCTTATCGTGTGCGCTATGGCGACAGCCGCCCCTGACGGCGAAAATGCAACACCATTGCCTGTGCTTGCGGGTGTAGGCGACGGGTTGCTGTACTTCGTCCCGAAGCCACTACTCCACGGATAAGCAGAAACGAAAGGCGTGCTGTTGTGCGAAATAACAAGGTCAGAACCCGAAGGCGATGGGAAAAGAACCCCGCCAACGGCATTAAGCCCTGATACTACAAGATTAACTACCTTGGCTATTGACGCTACAACAACGCCCGATATTTCAGCGATTACCGCCATTAGGCTACCTCTATTTGTACAAGTTCAGGCTTGAAATACATTCTGTCGGCGTGCGTAGCAACGCCCAATACCTGCACAATGTCACCTGCGCCGCTTGGCGCTGTCTGCGTCAAAGTGTTTCCGCTCGTTCCGGTTGTGGACAGGTAGATCAATCCGCCAACCGTCCATGTCCAAGTGTCATCTCTGGCAATGCCAAGCGCAAGGTACGAAGCCGGGTTGCCGGTCGTGACCGTCTCAAGGCACATGAACAGCGCCGATGATGTGGCGTAAGCGTCAGCGTCTGCAAGTGCTGCGTCACCGTCTGAACCGATATAGCACACGTCTCCGAATGCCTGATTTTCGTTCGCCGTCAACGTGATTTTGATGCCCGTGGCCGTGTGGTCGCTGCCGGGTGCTGCGGTCAGCGTAACGGCTCCGGCAGCGTCAACACCCAGCGTCGTGCGCTGCGCGGCTGCATCTGCGTCGTCGAGTAGGTCACGCCCGGCCTGTGTGCAGGGTATTTCCTGAACAGCCGTTCCGGTAGCATCGTTGCCGAGTAGCACGTTTGCAGAAACGGCCTGCATTTTTGCGAACGTGACCGCGTTGTTTGCGATAGTGGCGGCAAAAGAACCTGTGCCGCTGCCGGTCACGTCACCCGTCAGGGAAATGGTTTGGTCGCCCGTGTTCGTTCCGCTGTGCGTGCCACCCGAAATGGTTGCGTTGCCGCTAAGCGTCAGCGTCCGGTTTGCGTCGCCTGTTGTGATTGTCAGTGTACGATCCGCCGAAAGGTCTGAACCCGGCGAAACGATAAGATCGTGCGAGGCGTTCGTGTCGAGAATACGCAGACCCGCGTTCGGGAATGTCAGCCCGGTTGTTAGCGTGTCACCGTCGGAAACGTCACCGCCCCCGGCAGGTGTGCCCGGCTCCCATGTACCGAGCGTGTTGTTCCACAACATTGATTGCCCGTCGGTAGCGCCTTCCTGTGCAATGTTACCAAGTGGCAGGTCGCCTGTAACGCCACCCGGCCCGGTAGCGGCAAGGTCAATAGCAGGAACGTTTGCTGCCGGGATTGTGTCGGAGGAGCCAATATCTACCAATTTGGCTCCGACTCTGGAAAGTGGCTTTTTTTCTGCCATGACGTTATTTTTTTATGCTTTTAGTATTGAAATTGAAAAGTCAATGCGCATTTTATCCCCATCGGCTGAAACCCCGGCTACCTGCATAACTGCAAGTTCTGGGTCGGTGTCAACGATTACGCCGTTGTTGTAAACGTACAAAATGCTATCTGCGGCGAACGTAAATGCGGGATGCTCTACCTCTCCGATTATCTGAATTGTGGCATTTGCACCAACGTTTGCCGCCGCTGTTGTTATTCCGTAGGCACGCCCTTGGTGTGTAGGGTCGGAGGGCTGAAAGTGAAACGCCTCCCCGCCGTCAATAATCACTACCCGCGATGCGCTCAACGCCTCACCTGCCGGGTACACTACCGCCGAACCTCCAGCAGGCCCCGGCGGGCCTGTCTCCCCTTGCGTTCCCCTCGAAATACCTATTGTGTACCGGGGTTTTCGGACGGTTAGCGTGTAGTTCGGATTGCCAACCTTTATTACTATGTCTGACATACCGAATCATTTTATGGTGGAGTTATTGTAGGCACTATTTTTATCTGAACCTTGATCCAGGTTTCGATCCGCCCGCCCGGCGTGACAAATTGAAGGTCACCATAGATCGTGCATGAGCTTGGCCAATCTTCCGTTCCCGTGTCAAATTCTATAAACCCGTCGCCAAGGGTAATGCCGGAAAGGTGCGTCAGCGTGACTACTTCCGTGCCGTCGCGTTCCTCCAGCCGCATCATTGCCTCGTATGCCGTCAAGTCAATAGGGTCGCCCGTGGTCGTGTCAGTGACTTCGATCCGATCTGAAAAAAACGTGTCCCCGTGCGGGAAGTCGTCAATTTCGAGCAATTCAGGCTTGTACGAAACTTTTGGCATGTGCTTTAAAAAGGTGCGGCCCGCCCGGTGCTAAATAGGACGGGCCGCGTATAGTTGAATAGACCAGAGCCAGTTTTTTAGGCGATGTAGCCCGCTACACAATCCTGTTTGACAAACTTATTGCCGTTCCAAGAAAACACAATCGGCCCTGGGCCATTGATCGTGATGTAGTACAGTTCTGCATCTTCGGTGACGGCAACGGTGTAGCCGGAAGGCCATGCGGTTGCGCCTTCAATTGCTGCCTTTACGGCGGCTGCGTTGTCGGTGCCGATAATAAGCCCTCCGAGGTCTTCGTCCGTGCCGTCCACGCCAAACACATTAGCGGCACCGCCTGCTGTTGTTATGTAGTGGTCACAGATGCCAACCCGCTCGCACTTTGTCGTCGGAGTGACTACTGTGCTGGTGGTGTGCGTCATGGAAACCACAATGAGGCTGCCGGTGATGGAGTAGATCGTGTTCGATGAAACGACACGGCTTGTTACGCCGCGCACTTCGTCGCTGTCCTCCTCGTACCCTTCGGCAACCAACGCGGCTTTGATTGCAGCCACAACAGCGGTGCCACCGACGGCGGTAAACGTCTTTGTGACGGTTTCGCCCTCTGCCGTTCGTTTGAATTTGATGTTGTTCACCGTTGCCGCTGTGGCAATAGTGATGTCGTACTGGCAGGCAGTAGGGTAGCTGTCACAGCACATGTCGTCGTTTCCGTAACGCTTCAGCGCGTTGTTGGCATTTTGGTCGGGTACCGATATGGGTTGATACATGATAATGAGTTTTTTTATGTCAATGGTTGAAGTCCGTCCATGCGGCGGTACTCGTTTGCAATTTCTTTGTCATTCCACTTGCCAATTGGGCAATGTGTTATTTCATTTCGGTTTTTCGATGGCCTCCAATTCACGCGGCTTCCGGTTTTCAAGTCAAGAAAGCAGGTACAAACATTGCACTTGTTTTCTTCCGGGTCTCTGTGTTCACAATTCAGGCAAACGGACATTCTTTCGCTCGCTTGCTCTGCCGTGACATGTTCTTTTACAATGATTTTTGAGGCTGCGTAATGTTTGATTTGCTCGATCAAATTCATATTAAACTGTTTTTTTTCAAACCCTGAACGCGAAGCGGCGAATGTTCCGGCGCGGCTGCGTGCATTGTTCAGACCAACACGCTTTAGAACTTTGCAGGGGTAATACCGTACACGTTCCGTCGTCAATCTGCTTTTGCATCCACCGCCACATATTTTGTACCGCCGTGTTTGCGTCAGCGTCCAAGCGTTTTGCCCGGTCTGCTATTTCCCCCTTTGTTGCCGCCCGTTGCCCGGTGTTGTAACCGTCTCCAAGTGCCACTACCACGCCGCCCGCGCCGCTTTGCTGCGTGTCGTATATCATTACCGTTTCGTACACGCGAAGAGCCAAAATCCGACGTAGGTACTTTGTCCAAAGCGTATTTGCACAGGCGACGGTGAACTTTTCCACCGCCGTCCAATCGTTGTCAGGCTCTGCCGGGTCGGTGCGGTTACACGCCACATTTGATTTGAACAGGCACCCGTGCCGGACTACATACTCGTTTAGGGTGTATTCGTTCGATGGGTTGTACTCTAACACGTCGTCAGGGTACGGTGTCAGGACGGATAGCAGGTATTCGTACATTTCCTCACCCAGGCACTTATACCCAAGGTCTTCCTCAACCTGCGGAATGGCCTCGCAGATATTGACCTCCGGGTAGTTCGCCCCTGCCGGGGAAAACCGCTTAACCTCGTATGCCGTTATCAGGTTTGCCATTACGCATTTTGTATTTGCGGCGCTTGCGGTGTCACGGCTTGCGCGTTTTTGTACTCATCAATTCGGCTTTGTATCGGGCTTTGAAATGTCAGGCTTATGTCGTTCATTTCCTGCATCCCGAGCGCCTCCCAAGCCGTTGTAAGTATCTGATTCGAGAACACCATTACCGTGGTGCGCAGGTCGTTGATGACAGGCTCCATATTCAGCACATAGTCCGACACAAAGGCATCGGTACTGAACCCGTTTGCCGCATCCTTGCCCATGAAGCGAAGCGTGCAGCCGTGCGATCCGAGTATGAAATTTTCGGACATTGCCCCTGTCTCCTTGTACCACTTCTCGTTCGTGTTCGGTGCAACCTGGAAAACAAACATCGGTTTTGCCCCGAACGCCCGGCTTGTCACAAACACGCTCATCGGGTCTTTGCCGCGCTGCGTGTAGTTTTCGATCATGCGGTCAGCAAATGAATTGAAGCCAGCCTGCCAAGCGCCCGTTTCGTCAATCGCCGGGTCTTGCCCGTCATCCTCCAATTCGATTATCAGTTGCCCGGTAAAGTTGTTTGCCGCCTGTTTTACGATGTACATAGCGTCCTGAACCTCCCGGTACTTGTATAGGTCTGCGCTTTGGCTGTCAGGCCTGCCGTACCAATTGAACTGCCCGCTTTTCAGGTGAAACAGCGTCTTTTTTACGCCGTCAACCTTGACAAAATTCGGGTACAACGGAATGATGGTCGGTGGATATTTTTTCAAAAAAGCGTCCGTCCAGATCGGTGAAATAACGCCCATGCGCATCTCGTCGGCCTCTGCCTTGCGGTACATTACGTTTTGCTGTTTCACGAAACGTAATGACACGCGGCGTTGACCGGCCCGCTCCGAAATTGACATTTCTACCCATGCGTTGCCGTTCGATTTTAGCGAAGCGGTTATAAGCCGGTGGTAATCCCTTACCCCTCCATGAAATTCAATGAACTGCGTAATGCCCGCTTGGTATCGTTCCTTTTCCGCCCGCGTCAACGGCTGCGATTCCTCGCTAATATCGTAGTCCGGGTTTTCAGAGCGTGCGAACATGGCACGTCCACCGACGGCGTACTTGGTAAGTTTTTCAATAGCAGCCCCGTGCGTAGGCGACAATTTTGAGAGCATCAAATACCAGTTCAGGGTATTGTGCCCGGTGTGCTTATCATTGCCAGCGTACGGAACGAGGTTGTATTTTTTGAGCGTCTTTGAAAGCTCTTCCGTGTCCCGTATTTCTTCGGGTATCGGGTTTTCAAGCTCGTACAAAACGGGCATGTGTGCGGACTTTCGCCTGCGCATTTCCTCCTTTGGGGAAGGCAAGACGGTAGGCCCGTCGTCACAACACCCGTTTTGTACGTCGCTCATCTTCCTTTAGGTTGCCGGTGCAATGTTTTTGTCAGTTGCAAATTTTCCGCTTTCAGGCCCGTCGGAAACCTCGATAACATAACCCACTCCAAGCCCGTGCAGCACGGCCAAGTCGGCCTGCGTCGGAGCCGGAACGGTTACTTTTTTTGTAGGCCCTCCGATACTTTCAGGAACATCAATTACACATTCCCCGTGCAGAGATACCCGCTTTGGCGGCTTACCGCGAATGACGGTGAACGCTACCGGGTTGCGCTCCAAAAACTTCGGATCAATAATGAGTTTCTTTGCCATTTCTTTTCCTGTTTACAGTGCTTCAATTTCTGCGTCTGTGAGGTCGGTGTACGGCGAAGCAAGGGAGTTTCTGGAATTGAAACGCAATTCCAGACGCGCCTCGTTGGCTGCGGTATCGGAAAGTAGGGACGGCGTGCAGCGGCAATCGGCCTCTTTCGAGGTCACGAACCCACCGGCGGCGGCTGCGTCAATTTCAAGCCCCTGGATAACCCGCTCACCGTTGCCCAACACCCATATAACTACAATCTGGCAGCAAGCGCCGTAGGCATCGGCTACCAGTTTTGCGGCGTTGTTTTTCCCGGCGAAGTACGCGAAACCCTCGCATGCGTAGGTAAGGCGTGTGGAAAATTCGCTCGGGCGTTCGCCTGTTTCATCGTATCGGCACGTCTGGTTTTTGTTCGGGGTCAATTTCCACCACTTGTCAGTAGTGGTCATTGTGATTGCCGAAATGATGCCAGTGGATACGGTAATGCTGGCAATGTATTCCGCCGAAGTGGCGTAGCAGTATAAGGCACCCCCGCTGGAATTAGCGCAGGAACCCGTGTTTAGTGCTGCAAGTGTGCAAGCCATTTTTTATGTCTTTTTGCTGTTAAAAAATATGGTTGCCTACGGTTACACCGGGTGATTCAGATTCGATCCGTACACCACAAAGTCTTGATCAGACAGGGCAGCACCTACGCGCAGGGTTGTGTCCATGTATATTTTTCCCTGGTAAGGAGCCTCAAGGCGCTGAATAACTTTCAGCCCCATGCCCTCGTACTGCCGTGCAACGTCGCCGGAATAGGCGATGCCGAACGCGCCCGGCGCGATAAGTGCGGCACGGTGCGAGGTTGCGCCAGTGATGGAATCGAATCGCTCCGAAACGTCCCAACGAACAACGGGCAAGCCGTCGAAGTCGAGAATGTTTTGAGCGCGAACAACGGAACCGTCTTGGCCGTACAACATGAATTTGTACCCCTCCACAATGCCCGTGTAGGTCGTGCGCAGGTGTTCGCGGTACGCGTCAAACAGCGCATCGGAAAGCAGGAAGATCGGGCGCGGTTGTCCGGGGCGCTGTTCAGTGCGAATCATTGCCCGGAAGTCGCCGCGTGCTTTCAGTTTCATGCCCTCAAGCAGGGCAATGATGTCGCCTGTGAAGCGGCCATTTGCGTCAAAGTCTGCATCGGAAATTGCTACATCGTAGCCCGGTGCGCCTTCAGCTGCCAGTTCGTCTAACAGCGTGACGTATCCGCCAAGGGCGGTACTTGTCATTTGATCGTAGAACGCCGTCCAATCGGCTGCATCAGTGACCGTTGACCAAAAGCCAAGGGTATTTGCCGTGCTGATCATCGGGTGGTTGCCGAACGCTGTCAGCATGAAAAAGGAGTTGCCGATGCCCAAAAACACCTGGCGAAGGAACATTTCGTACAACGCCCGGCCTTCCGGCGTGGAAAGGATGTCCCTAACGTCGTTGCCCGGGCCAAAGAGCATTTCCATGCAGTCGCCCCATAGCGCGTCCGGGCATTGCTCCATATTGACCTCGATGGGGTAGGTGTCAATTTCGTTCGTTTTCAGGCGAACGCGGCCCTTCGGTGTCCACACGCATCCGTTTTTTCGGCTGCTGAACAGGTGGTTAGGGGTTGTGAGGTGTGCCGTTCGGGCTTTCAGGTCACGCCCGATATTCATGCGGGCATAGATGCCAAGCATATCGGCGTTAATGTCACCGTCACGAACGCCGATTTTATCGAAAAAGCGCATAACGGATTCCGTGCGCATTTCAAAATACCGCGTATCGCGGGTGCGGTCAAGAACGACCATCGGGTTGTTGTTGCCGTCGAGTAGCGTGGTGGGCCACAAATTGCCCGTTACTTCGCGCATATTATTCTTGTTTTGAATGTTTGAAAATGACTTTTTGCCCCGGTCGTTTTCAAAATCAAAATGCTCTTAATTCTTGCTGCCGAAAAATGACTTTTCGAGCCAATCGGCGCTAACCGTCCGGCCATTGCCGACGGGCGCTTTCTCAAATTGTTCGTCGTCATCCTGTGCAGATGCGCCTTTTGGCGGTTTGCCAGCCGTCAGGCGTGCAACCTCACCTGCAAGGGTGTTGGTATCTTTTACTTTTTGCGCAAGGGCGCTGTTGGCGGCTGTCAGTTCGGTTTGAGCCGTAACCAGTTCCGCGCTTACCGTTTCAAGGTTTGCGCTTGCGGTCTGTGCCGTTTCTACGGCATCTGCCAGTTCAGCGGTGAGGCGGGCAACGTCGGCGCGTAGCGCGTCAAGTTCAGATGCGGCGGTGGCAAGCCCTTCGGCTTTTGCCTGCTCTGCCATTTCGGCTTTTGTGCGGGCCTCGGTCAGTTCCTGGTGGAGTTCGGCCTCCGTGGTTTCTTCGGGTTTGCGCCCGAAAAAGTTGGCAAGGCTGTCCATGATCTGTGCGTAGAAATTGCTATTGGTTGCGTTCCACATTTGTAGTATAGTTTATGCCCGTCCGCGTTTTATCCACGCCTCGAGCCGTTTGATTGCAAATTCTGTACTTCCAATTCCGTCAACCAAACCCCGGCTGCGGGCTTCGTCAGCTGCGAAAACATCGCCGGAAAGTGTGTCGGATATTTTGCTTTCCGTCCCGCGTAGGGGGCGCATAGCCTTTACTTTTGCCTGGAATTTGTCCGTAGCATCGTCAACAACCTGTTGAAGTGCCGAAAAATCGCCGTCAAGGGCTGCCCGGAACTCTTTGTTCTTGCGCGGCGCGTTGGAGCCGTACAAATCAATGTACTGCTCTGCGTATTCTTGCAATGCCGCCTTGTTCAGGGAAATTACACTACCGATGCTGCCAAGCCGAACCATGTCCGAAAGGGCAACTATTTCATCAGTGGCCGCCGCCGTGCCGTAAGCAGCCGACGCGGCAAAGTATGCGTGCGAGACAATAGGTTTGTTTCGTGCCTGGATTGCCGATATGGCTACTTCCATTGCCAGCACTTCACCGCCACCGCTGTTAATTTCGAGCAGGATACCGGAAATGTTTTGGTTGGCGTATGCGGCGCGTAAATCGTCGGCAAATCCTCGCATACCGCGCGCACCGCCGCTACCGCCGCTGGATTCGGTCTGCATGAAACCGGAAACGCGAAGGACGGCAATGCTTCCTGCTGGAGTAAGTGAGGAGTTGTAGAGCAGCCCCCGGTCGTTAATCGTTACCGCTGCCGACGGGTTGGATACGATAATACGCGGGTCAGATTCCCGGCGGCGCTGTTCTATCCCAAGATCGGAATACGATGCGCCGTTGGACAAAAGGGCAAGATCGGAAAGGTATTGGTTGAGGCATTGCAGTCCAAAACCCGCATCTATTGCAAGTTGGCCGTTTGCCAGTACGGCCTCGATGGCCGGGTTGCGCCGTAGCGCGGATGTGTTGTTTTCTTCCCGCATTTACACCTTTTGCGTTTGCCTTGCAAAGGTGGGGCCATGCGTGTGACGTAGTGGGTGGTTTGGCGCGTTTGTTCGTTGTTTTGCAACAAACAAAAAACCCGCTGCGCGGTTGGCATAGCGGGTTATTGGTTGGGGTGCAACACCTTATTATTAGTTAGGGCGGGTTGCGGGTAAGTAGAGTTATCCGCAATCCGAAAAAATACTGAATTCGGTTTCTGGCGGGGCAATCTCGATAATGACTGCCCCGCCTTCGCTCCTGTCTGTTACCGTCCAGCCAAAACGCCGAAGCAAGGCGAATTTGGCGGTTTCTTTCATCTTGCCGTTGCTGAACTGATACCGCTTGCCGTTGTAGGCAAGGTTGCGCATCAGGCGGGGGTCGAAGAGGATGAAGTGGACGGCGGTATCAAGTGCGGTCATACTTCATAGGGGTTTTCGTATTCCTCCGAAGGAGAATTGTAGTCCCGTCCGCTCTGAGAGAACGTCCACGCGCCAGCAACCTCATCCCAATTGTCCGTGAGGTGGATAACTGAACACTTGTGCCAGTTTCCAGTTCCCCGATGGGATACGGTCATTTTTCCGGTCGCAATGACCATCTCGAAATGATCTGCCCGGCACGAACCGGCGCGTTGCAAGAATCGATCCCCCACGCTGCCGGGCGGATATGATGGATTGTGACGCTGTATTGTCATTGCGTTTTGCGCCGGAAGATTCTGCCACACAGAATCTGGGTATTGGGATTCCCAACCCATAGCGTTTCTGACGAAAAAAAGGTGTGGAGCATGGTCGCAATATTGGATTGCGGCGGCTTTGCGCTTGGCGATTTCTGCAAGTACGGCTTCTTTATTGAACATTTCAATTCCCCGCAGCGTCGGTAGGTTGTTTAATCGCTGTATTCTGTGACAAAGATACACCTATTTTAGGTATTGTAAATGGTTTGGTGAATTTATTTTTGAATTGTTTTTCAGGAAAAGTGTAAGTGCCTGGAAATTAACACAAATGCGGCTAACCCTGCTTTCCCGCCTATGCTTCTTACACAGTCGCACAGCGGGAAAGCATCAGTTGCCGCTATTATTAACGATATACTCCCCGCATCCGACTTGATCGTCAAACGTTCCCATTGTCTAAATTTCGTTTCAGGTTGTTGCAAAGCATCGCAAACAAGACAATTAGCGCAATAACCCAAAAATAGGTAATGCAACCTGACTTTAACGGCATTCCATTCAGAAAAGCCGTGCAAATTATTTTTCTAAATCCGCTGGCGAGTATTTGGCTTCGTTTTGCATTTTGATAGATACTGCATCATGTACCGAAAAATCCGCCCCAAGTTTCAATAGGCGTTCGTAAGTGCTAATAATTACGTCGCAGGTTCTTTCGTCGGTATTTACGCCAACCAAAGCAAGAGCAATTTTGAAGTATTTTATTTTTTCTTCCTGATCCATTTATTTACTTTTTACGACCGATTTTAGCTTTGTAGTACGCCTTTTGGCATATTGTTCTAACCTCCTGTATGGACAATTCGTATTTGATTGAAAGCGCCTGCCAAGAACACCCGTTACCCCGGTCACGGTACACCAACGGCACAACCATAACCTTGTACTCAACAACGGACAAAAACCGCCGGTACGGTGCCGGTAATTGCTCCCACTCTTGCACGTCGGCAATGTCGAACAACTTGGCCACCTCAACGGCCCGCTTTTTGAAAACTGCGCTCAATTCTTGTTCAGTCATTCGCCTTTTATTTTGCCGCTTTCGATGCCAAATTTGTACCATGTTTTCAGCCCGGACGTATCACAGCAATATGAATAGCTTGAAAGCCCGTATTGATCGTGTATCGCTGCAAGTTCGCCCCACCGCCCAGCGTTGTAAAGTTCGATGACGCGCCCGTGTTCGGTTTTTGGCAATTTTGAAAAGTCCCATCCTTCCATAATCGGTATAGGTATTTTTTGTTCGTCTGGTATTCCGTGCCGTAGGCGGTCTGCGTGTTTGGGTAGTTCGCCAAATTGGAGGGATTCGGGGCGAACATAAAAATCATAATCGCTCACATCTTTGTCTGCCTTTCCTGTGCGCCGCCGCCATTCGCGCACTTCCGGCAGGTCAAGTAGTTCAACATAATCACCGCGAACGCGGGAGCCACAAGCGTACACCTGCTCACCCGGGAAGAAACTGGCAATGTGCCGGTATATGCTCTGCGTTTTTTCTGAAAAGTCTGCAAACGTGCGCACGCGTCGTTTTTCAATGAGATCGTCGAAGTTGTCCGGCAGTTCTTGTTTCGTGTACGCGGATTGAACAAATCCGCTTTCGGCGTGCGCAATGTGCCATTTCCAGCGCTGAACGTTCGCCGGTGTCGAGTTGAATACCTCCGACCTGTTCGGGTGCAGTTTAATGAAGCGGTCAAAAATCTCTTTTGCTCTGTCTTTTTCTGCCGTCATTTTCGATCTATTTCAAAAGTGTCTGCTTCAACTACACGCGCCCGCGTATCCGACAAAAACAATACGATCCAATCCCTTTGCGGGTTTCCGAACAAGTGGACCCGCCCGGCCTGTTGTTCCCAAATCCATTGTTCGCCTGGCAGATCGGACTGCTGAAAGCGGCTGTCGTCAAAAAATCGGTACTCTATTGCGGGGGCTGTTCGCACCCAAACGCCGGTAATTTCTGCCTGTCTTTCATTTTGCTTTGTGCAGGTCGCAAAAACGACCATCGCAGCCACAAAGACGGCAGTAGTGAGTGCGATAAAAAATAATTTTACAATTCCGGGTGTGTATTCGTTTTTCATATTAGTATTCAATTGTAGTTAGGCAGTTGTCAGGGGCTGAAAACAATTCCGTTCCGTAGCCAATATCGCCCCACGAACCGCCAAACCATTGTTCCTGCTGCGCATTGTGCGTATATCGGTACACCTGATCGCCGCCGTCTGAAATAATTATCTCGAAAGCCTGGCACGCCGGGCGTTTGATCTTGAAAAAACGCGCCCCGCGTTCCGGGTGTTGGCGTGTTGAGTACTCGAACGCAAAATAAGGCGCCCCGATGCTGTTCAGCGCGTCCACTAAGTTTGTAACGTATCCACTTCCGCCCAAATCAATTACGTTCAACTGGCCAAGCTGCACGGGCGTTGTCAACTGTTCAACGTCGTCAATCTTGAACGAAGATACGGTAAGCGCGTCCATCGTGGATTGCAAAATAAACGTGCCTAAATCCTGGTAATAGTCGCAAGTTTCAAAGCGGCAATTACACGGCAGGTCACAAACGCCGGTTTCCGCCGGGCTGCCGAAATACGTCACCGGGGTTGGTAGGTCTGGGTTGAAGTCCCGTATTGATGTCATAGGCAAGCGCAATTCCCGGCCCTCGTAATCAAATTTGAACGGCACCCTAAAATTATAGGTTGAGTATTGCGCCGCCGTGATCATTTGAAGCAAATCCACAACAACGCCGCCCCGGTTGTCCTGCGTAAGTCCGATGTAGAAATTCACGAACAAGTCAGCCGCCGCCCGGCCAAATACTATATTACCGTCCAATGTCGGGGTCGGGTCTAATTCCCATGTGCGCAACTGCGTGGCGTATCCGATTTCTTCGCGCGGGTCGTTGTAGTCGTCGAAAAAGTAGTTTGCGGCTATATCAGTCGTTCCAATCGGTGACGGGTTCAATTGCCGGACATACCCGAAGGCAAACAGGATGCGCGGCCCGATGTCGAAAGAGCGTTCGTTGTTTGTGTTGTCCCAATAGCGGGGCAACCACGGCACGGGCGCGTTTGGTCGGTTGACTATTGAAAAGTCGTTTTGTTTCAACAGGATGGATTGTCCATCCGCCGTCGGCTCATACACCGGGTTTTTCTGCTCATCGGTTTCATTTGGCAGGTCTTCGCCGTTCAATATCCGACGGCTGTGCATCGGCTCTGTCAGCACAAAGTTTTCTTCAATATGCGCGTCGGACGAATCGGAAAATGAAAGCAGCGTGTACCGCTTCAATTCCGGGCGTATAAATTGAAGTTTTGTCGAGTTCGGAAGAATGTAATTTGAAACGTCAATTGCCGGAATGTCATCCCGGATAAACCCAGGAACGGTTGAATCATACACCATGCTCGCCCGCTCCGGGTGGACGTAGATGGTTTTCGTCACCATGTCCGTCTCGATGCGCCCGTTCACCAAATGCACCCACGCCTTGAGTATATCAAGTAGGGTTAGGTCGGGGTCGAGCATCGTGCGCGCATCTAACTCATCTTCTCGGGTAAGTGCCTGGTTATTCGGTTCGCACCGGAACCAAAACCCTTTTGATATAATGAATACGTTTAGGCCAAAATCCCCCATCCAATTTAGCGCACCTTTTTGCCCTGGATTAAGTTCGATCTCAAAATCAAAGGACACAAACTTTGTTTCGCCAACTCCAAGCGGTATGCTTGCGTCATCCGAAAGTATCTCGCCAGTGAAAACATCGTTTGTTGAAACGGATGCGTCAAGTTCTGCGATATTGAATGTAATAATTTGCGGGATTACTACAGATACATGCGATGTCATTTCAAACTTGAAAGACATTCTGAATTTTGCCCTGAATGGTAGCGGGTTTTGTATTCCGCACATCCACTTTGAAGGGTCTCCATCAAACGGAAGTTCAGCGCCTGAATGGCCAAGATAGTCGAGGGATTGAAAGTAAATAAACCTATCATCAGGCAAAGAAGAAACATTCAAATTTCCAGACGTGTTGCGTCCGATTATCCGGCAATACTTCCCGTACTCAACCCCGTCGTACCCTTTGCCCTGCCAGTATTCCGGGCGAAGCAGGTACGCCCAAAGTGAACGCGCCCACGTTGTTTCCTGCAATAGCCCTGCAATCTCCCATCCGATTTCACGAAACCCGCGTTTGAGAAGGTACATTTTGTTGACGTGCGGGCGCAAGTCTTCCTGCGCAATCATTTTGACCGGCTTAATCGTATTCGGGTCGGGTATTGACCTGTCCACCCAATCGCCGTAGTCCACCGGCCACATACCGTAAGCGCCGTTCCACCCGTCCACATCCTGCGTGGGGTTGTAGTCACCGTCGTATGTCGGGTATTCCCATGAAGTTTGTACGTTGTCCGCGTTCAGCCTATATCCGCCGTAGTCTATCGTGTTTATTTTCTTTTGGCTGGCAAGTTCCGCCCAATGATCTTCCGGTAGAGCCGCTTCAATTTCCCATTTGCCCGTATCGTCATTTTTTGCAATGATATAAAGGCGCGTAAACGCCATTACAATACCGTCCACTTCAATGACGACATTAAGCCATTTTGAGCGCTTGTCAAGCGTCAAAGGCGTAAGATATTCTACCAGTACCGCGTCGTTTACGTCCGTCCGGTCAATCGACGTGCGTAGCGCACCTTCAACCCGTATTTTGTTCAGGTCGGACAAGCGTTCCACGTCCTTGCTCATCGGCATACGGAAATTTTCGGGCGTGTCTAAATACACCTCCGTCCGTCCGTTTAGGCGGGCCGATGCTGCCGGGTGCAGGTCGCGTGCGAGTATTCTTGTGGGCATTTTTTTATATTTCCGGTTCGCTGCCTGACTGAATCACAATATCACCCATGTAGCCGGAAACCTCCAGCGACACACGCGGCCCTTCCTGAAACACTTTGACCCCGCCAGGCTCCACAATGAATTTGCGGGCTATAAAAGCTCCTGTTTCGTCCGTTGTTCTAATCCACCGTTGCGGGCTTAACTTCATTGCCCGGAAAAAGTCAAGGTATTCGTCACCGCCCTTAAAAAAGGTGCGAAGTGTGTATGATATATTAGATCGGATATTTCCAAACGTGCGACCGCCGTACCTGGCTTTGTCTTCCCGGCTTGCGCTGCACGGCACGTCCAAAAGTATTTCGTCACCGACTTGGTTAGCCGTTTCTTCGATAATCTCAACCGGCAAAGTGCCGATACCGCCAAGTTTGTCGAGGAAGTAAATGTCCGTGTGTTGGTCGCTATCGCACACCTGCATAACGTAGAAAATGTGTGCCTCTGTGATCTGCGTTACGTCGGTAGCCGTTGCGCTGTTCTGTTTAAATATCGCACACGCGTAAGATTCGATGTTGTCAATAGTGACCCCTGACAGGCCAAGTGAAACAACGAAGGAGGGCGAAGTATTGACGGCATTGATTCCAAAACTTGAATTTTGGACAATGAAGGTTGAGGAAACCGTACCGCCGCCTATTTTTTCCACAACAACGCGCATACGAATGTTTGTGTAGGACTGCACAGCGTCGTTTATCATGTAGTACAGCCATGCCTTTGATTTTTTCAGTAGGTAATGTGCGTTTGGCTGCGTTGTGAGCATTCGCGGATACGTTTGCCCCGGCGCAAGCCCGCCTGTAGCGCCGGGCCAATAGCGTCGAACCTTATACACGTCGTCCGGCTCAAAGTATGCGTTCCAAACCGCCGAACGGGAAGTAAATGCAAATTCCCCGGACATTGCGTTAGCGTTCGCATCCCGGTACACCCATCCGTATTGTAAGGAAAAATACTGGATAGGCCCGTCAAAGGTTATGGTCGGGTGGTTGTTGTCCAGCGCTGGCATATACGTTTTGAGCAAGCGCCGCGCCGTCGGCATACCGTTGAAACCAACGTCGTCTCCGCCGGTACAATCTTTGTTTGGCTCCATCGCCTCAAAAGCTGTCACGTTTCCGCTGTTTGCGCTGTTCACTATGTCAGTGCGTAGCATCCGGTACACAAACTTGTACCCGTCCACATACACGGGTGTTGTGCCGTTCGATGGCGTTGCCGATGTTATTGCAGTTCCTGTTATGGCGGCAAAGTCCATCTGATCGCTTCCAAAATTCGGTTGCTCACCGCAGTCGTTCCATGTCAGTGTGACCGTGCGCGTGCCGTAGTTTGCGCTTACGCTTGCCGCGCTGGCAAAGAAGTAATTTGACGAAACCATCTCCACGAAATTATTGATCGTTCCGTTTGCGTCGCCTGCATCCACCTTGAACGTGCTGGCGGTGAACGGTGTGCCGGACTGTATCTGCAAGACGTGCCCCCACATGACGAACTCTGTTCCGTTGGCCGGTGCCGACGGGCTTGACGGGAATACAATAACGAGAGAAGCGGCTACGCCAGCTGTTTCAACTATGTCGGCATCGTCCGGGGCGAATGTCCACAGCAGACAATCTGAAATTGGTATCGGGCCTGCCGACGCTATTGCCGGTGCGAGTACGGGTGTAAGAGCCATTTATTTATTGTTTATAAGCGTAACCGTAACGCCGTTTTTGTTGTGCGCATGGTATCGCATCTTTAGGTTTCCAATTTTTTTGTAGTCAATCTGTATAAGTCTCGCATACACTTCCGGCGTGTCTCCGAAGTCACACTTCACAATAATGACGGTTTTCCCGTCCCGTTGCGGGATTGCAGCGGCGGTGTACCGTATTTTTGAAGCCTTGACCTTTGCTTTTTTGTCATACGACACAAAGGAAATTACCGGCCCTTCAATTCTGTATTCTGTCATATTTATATCGTTCGTTGTTCCTCCAATGATCGTTCCCGTTCCAAACGCCGATTAGCATCTCCAAGCCCTTCGCCAAGCGCCGTGCGGACTACGCGCCCGTTTTCGGCTGCAATTATGCGGCCAATTTGTTGCACCTGTTCGTCGGTGAACTCTGCCGCCGCCGTGACGGCAATCGTTTGCCGCTGAAATTCGGTTGAGTTTGGCAGCCCGATAATAGGGTCTGAAAACCCGCCTTGCGCGAACGGCTTAACATGCACAAAGTTACCAAGGTTTTTCTTAGTAAAACCGCCTTGCGCAAATGGACGTTGCCGCGTGCGGCGTTGCTGCTCCAGTCCTCCGAAAAGTTGCGGGAACGCCTGCACCTGCCATGCTGGCGCAACGTATTCCCCTGCGTGAACCACGGCGTTCGAGCCTGGTATTTTCCCGGCCACCCGGTGCCCGGTGTCGTCACGGTGTGCGGTTCCGCTGCCTGTATGTCCGCCTCCGGTGAAGTCGGGCAGCGCGTCGTACATCGGTTTTGGGTACACGCCCCGGCTACCGGATTGCCCCGGACCGCTTTCGTCATCGGTGAAACCACCGGCGGCAAATTTAGCCGATGAAATAGTCAAAACCTGTAGCGCACCAAGTGCGGCTGCAAAAGTTGCAAGTATGGGGTTGTACGCCACACGGGCAACCGAAACAGCGGTGTTGATTATTGCCTCGATTATCGCCTGTTGCCTACGCCTTTCGGCTGCCTGCTTTTCGACTACCTCCCTTTTCTTCGCCTGCTCTTTTTCCAGCTTTTCGAGTAGATCGGCGTTGCCCTGTGCGGCCTTTTTCTTTTTCTCGTATTCCGCGTCTATGGCCTCCAACTTGGCCTCTGTTTCCGCTTGGTCGTTGTTGCGCTGAATGGCAAGAATGCCGGACGCAAGTTCCCCGGCGGTCTGGATAGCCGCGTCGCGTATTTCTGCCCGTTTTTGTTTTTCGGCTTCAATGCGGGCAAGTTCCGCGTCATGCGTAGACTGCTTTGCCGCCTCAACCGAATCAATCGCCTGCAACTGCGTCGCCTTCGCATCTTCTGTTGTAGCCTTCACCGCGTCTGCAAACTTGATCTGCGCCGCCTCGGCATCGGTAGCCGCCTTTTCATTGATAGCTGAAACCTGCGCGCTCGCATCCGTTCCGGTTTCCTTCGCCGTTTTTTCCGCACCCTCAACGCCCTGGCTGCGTGTTTGCTCGATTGTCAGCAGTTGCGCGTCTAATTCCGCCTGTGCAGCTGCCACCCGAACATCCCGTACCTGCGTGACTATTTCAGAAATGCGCGTTGCGTATTCGCTTTCGAGTTGAAGTTTCCGGTTTGCCTGTTCTATGCTGTCCGAAAGTTCTCGCTGCTCAAATTCACGGCGGCTGACCTCGCCCCGTATTAGCGCCGTTTCGTTTGCAGACTGCCGTAGTGAAAATTCCTTTTCGATCAATTCCAGCCGTTCGGAAAACGACTTTTGAACGTCCTGCTGAACGGATATAGCGACACTGGCTTCATTGTCCGCCGCTATTTTTGCCGTATCGGCAAGCAGTTGCCGTAGTTGCGCCTCCTGCGCTTCCTGTGTGCGCTTGCGCTCTGCAAACAGTTCGGCTCGTTGGTTGTCGAACGACTTGGTAAGCGCGGCGGTTTCCGCGTCAATCAAATCGGCTTCGGTCACGTCTGCCGGGCGGGCATCTGGTATTTGGGATGCAAGAGCTGCACCCGTTGAAAAATCGCCTGTTAACTTGGTTCCGGTGCGCTCTTCAACCGTCTTGCGCAAGGTATCAATGCGCTGCCGATTTTGCAAAAGAGCATCCGTGCGCTTATTGTCAAGTTCCTGAACCTTGCGCTGAAATTCGCTTTCCTCTGTGATGTTCAGGTCACGCACCGTGCGCTGGATTTCAAGAATACGCCTTTGCTGATCCTCTATGCGCTTGGCTTCATCGTCCGCCGCTTTTTCGCGCTCTTTTTGCGCTTTTTCAGTTGCGCTTTGTTGCTCTTTTGTAAGCTCTTCACCGACCTTTTTTACAGCCTTTTTGCCTGCTTCACCCTGCGCCTCGATGGCCTTCGGGTCAACAATTGGCAGGACCGCGCTTTTTGCCGGTGCGTTCAACTTGAAAACTTCGTCGAACTGCTTCCCGGTTTCTTCAAGCTCCTGCCGTAGCTTGGCAATCTTCGCCGTTTCGGTGCCGATCAAAAATTCCCTGTCCTGAAATGAAAAGTCACCTGATGCAATTGACCGGCGTAGTTCAGCAACCTTAAGCTCCTTTTCTATGATCCTGGCCGCTATGTCACCCTGTGCAGATGCCTTGGCCCGCGCCGCCGCGCCCCGGATTATTTCCTCTGTAAGTTCGCGCTGAATGACGGTAAGCGCTGCTACGCTTTGCGTTTCAAGGTCAATGCCTTTCAGGTATTCCGGGTAGTTGTCCGTTAGCGACTTTATTGCCGCCGCCCGTTCTTCCTGCGTAGCCGTTGACGTTTTCAGTACGCCGATTGAATCTTCAAGGGCAATTATTTCCGCTGCGCTGGATTCCGCTATTTCCTTTTGTGAATCGGATACGGCCCGGCTTGCCTTTGTGGCCGCGCTCAAAGAGTTGTTGTACGCCTCGAACGCCTTGACGATGCCGTATATGCCCGCAATGACGGCAAGCATGGGTAGTGCTGCCTGTGCGGCGGCAAGCGCTTTCGTTGCGCCGGTCTGCACACCCGTGGCAATAGTCTGCCGTACCTGTGCGCCGGTCATAGTCGTGGTGGATACGGCAGCGGCCTTTGTAGATGCAACTATGTTCAGGATAGCAGCGTTTGCGGCCTTCCCCGGCCCGGTCAACCCGAACAAGACGACAGAAAGCGCACCGAAAACCTCTTTGTTTTCAGAAACAACCTCCACGGAATCGCCCAACAGGCTAATTAGCCCGGTAAGCGCCTTTGCTACACCTTCGATTGCATCCTGCGCACCTTCGGACGTTATGAGGTTCGTAAAGGCGTTTTTGAGTTTCTCAACCGCCGCCGCCGCGTTGTTGTTCTTTTTGTCGAACTCGGCGTACACGCTGTCGGTTGATGCAAGAGCGGCGGTACTTTCCCGGATTCGAGTGGTCAGCAGTTCAGTGTTTCCGCCCAATTTCCCAAGCGCTTCGATTGCGCCCTGCCTGCCTATGCCGATTTCATCAAGGGTTTGGGCAAAGTTCTTGGTGCCGTCGCCGCCCTCGGCAATGGTCTTAGAAACAAGAGCCAACGCCCCGACCAAATCCGTGTTTACCAGTTCGGCAAAGTCTGCTGTCTCTTTTTTGGAGAATCCAAGCGATTTTGCAAATACGCCGGGAGCGCGGGAAATTTCAATCAATAGGCTGCTTATTGCCGTAGCGCCGCGTTCCGGGTTGATCGAAAGTTCTGCAAGCGCCGTCGAAAGCCCAAATATCTCATCTGTGGTAACACCCAACGGAATGGCCGCACCCGAAAGGCGGTTGACGAACTCGGCAATCGTGGGCGCTGTGGCGTTGCCCTGCGCCTCAAGATAGTTCAGGGCGTTACCAATTTTTAACACGTCCTCCGAAACGTCATCTGTTTTGAAGTCCGTTAGCACGTTGCGAAGTCCGGCAATGACGCGGGTAATTTCTTCAACCCCGCCGAATTGATCCCCAAGCGACACATTCAGCACATCCACGCTTTCCGTGAACCCCAAAAGTTGATCTTTGGCCACGCCCAACTGCCCGCCGATCTGGGCAATTTTCAGTTGGTCAACCAACGATGTGCGCGTGTCCCGAAATTCGAGAACGTCTGCAAGTCTTTGCGCCTCCTCGGTGGTTGCGTTCGCAGTCTTGGCCACGTCGGCAATTGCGTCCGAAACGCGGGTATTGGCGTTGATAATTTCCCCGATGCTGGCACCGATGCCAAGGGCCGCGAACGCCGCGCCAATTCCGTTTAGCGCCGATGCGTAGTTGCCTACGTTGCCCGTGAAACGGCCCATTGACTGCTCTATGCCGTCAATTTCCTTCTTTACGCCAGCCGCGTTTTTTATGAGGCTTTGCCCAAATTTCGACTTGCGTTCCTCTGCCGACAACTGCGCAACCGCCTGCGTTAACCGCCCGTATTCGAGGCGAAGGCCGGCCAAACTGTCCTTCGGAACTTTTAGCGCCTGAAATTCCCGATTTAATTTCTTTTGTTCGGTAACAAGGTCGGCAAGGTTTCGCTTTGTTGATGCAAGCTCCCCGGTCAATTCGGCGAAGCGTTCAGGCCCAGGGTTGGCGCGTATTTCTTTGTTCAGGCTGCGAATCGTTGCACGCGCCTGCTCGATGCGGGACGTTAGCCCGGCATCTTCTACAACCAACTGGAAAAGTATTTTTTGCGTTGCCATATTCCGACTTGCTCCGGTCGGTTATGCTGCTATTTTGTACGGCTCCAGACGCAAGTCTTTGCCGATTATTAACTCAACAATTGCCCCAGCGCCTTCGCCGATGGTGGACGCAAGCATGGGCAAATAGCCCTCCAGCGTGTTTTGCACAAATCCAGTCCGCCGCCCGTTTGACGAAAACGCATAACTGCCCCGCGTGGGCATTCCTTCACGCTTGTGCTTCTTTGCCGTTGCGAACGCAGCCCCAAGCGCTTCGCGGGGCGAAAGTCCTTTGTTCCCAAAAAACCGGACAAGCCCCTGGATATACTTACTCGTTCCGCCCTTGCGGCCCCCGCCCCCGTAGGGTATGCGCGAAGCGGGAACGCCGAACTCAACTACCAGCCCGTAATCAAAAGCCGTCATAACTGCCACGATCTTGTCCCCTTCGCGCTGCACCTCGTACTTCAACGACTTTTCAAGAGCGCCCGTATTCCGGTGCCCTTGTGCCGAAAGTTCGGCAATTAGCCGCTTTCGTATTTCCTCCATTGCGGCGGTGATGGTGTCGGTTAGGTTCACCTTAACATGTTTTGCATCCCGCCTCTTGCGCCAAAACACCAAAGTCGGTTTCGGTGAAATTCCAATCTACTGACGGGCATACCTGTGTGGCCACCCGTAGATTTATAGCCGTTCCGTACATCTTTTCCGCACTGCGTTCAACGCGAAAAAATGGTGCCTCTTGGTTGTATTTTTGGGATTGGTCGAGGATTGAAATTGCGGTTTTGCCGGTCACGTTCAGCGCCCCGGACGCTTCGCCCTGACTTACCAAATCAGAATTTGCCCACACACTTACGCCGTCAATTTCGGTTTGATTGACGTTGGACACAAAATACAGCGCGGACAAAAGCATGGTTTCCGTGTCGGCATAGATTTCGTTAGGCGTTCTGGCATTGCAGCCTACGCAGTTGCGGGCATCCTTCGTGTCAACCAAAACATCTAATACCCCCACCTGCAAGGTGTACACCATGCGCGCCGCGCCGCCGAAGCCGAACGGCCCGACCATTGTGCCTTCTGTCTCGAAAGCGTACAAAAGCGGGAATTTCCACGTTATCGCGTTCGGGTTGTACTTCTTTTCGTGCCACTCACGCGACCAAAAGTACGGTTTGTCCTTGTCGCACACCGTAGCGCCCAAATTGGCAGTCGAAACCTCAACCCCAAGGGACTGTTGAAAAACGCGCCACGTTTGTAGGCGTTTGCAAAGCGTGTCCTGCGCCGGGTAGTACCGGACGGAATCTCGGAACGCGTTGTATATGTCAGTCAAAAGCAAATTCATAACGATGCGTTTTCCAAAGATATTAGCCGCGCCACGTCAACAAACTGGGCGCGTTTCATTGATTCTATCGGGCTTTTGCCTGGCTGCGCAAACCATCCCCTTTCGAGTATTTTGAGATAGAGCGACCGCCACCCTGAACGCGCAAACGCCTCTTCGCTACGCCGTAGCGCGTCGTTGAACGCGTCGTGTTCCGCCGCCCGCGACTTTGTGTCGCGTGAACGAGGCTTAAAACTTGGTTGCTCAAACATCCAACGGCATTCCGGGTCATTTCGGACGGCGGCATCCGCATGGCTAAAAAAAAATCCACGTCAAGCGCTGTGCCCGCGTCTATTTCCTGAAAATGCACCATGCGCCCTTCAATAAAAGCGGCGCACTCTGAATCTGAATGAGGCAACTTTTCACCCTCTTTACGGGCAAGCGCGGCAAGCAGGGCAAGGTAGTAGGTGTATAGGTATATCCCTTCAGGGTCGCCTTGTCCGAACTTGCTTTGTGCAAGGCGTTTTATTTCGTACGCTTCAATCATTTCCCCGGCTTCGAGGCTTGCCGGTATCCCAGGTAGCCCCGTCATAACCCGTATCGAAAGCGTAGGAATGTGGTACACGTCGCCTTTATACTCGAATGTACAATCATCGGGCGTGCGCATGCGGCCCGTGAATGTTCCAAGCAGGCCAACAATCCAAAAATACAACGCCTCGATGTTGTCGGCCACTTTGCCCGCGTCAACAGCGTCCACGCCGATCATTCCTGCAAGGTCTATCCCGAAAAACGCGCCCACAGCCTTGACCATAACGCGCCCTTCGTTGACTTCACCCGCTTCCAACGCCTCTTTGTTGTCGAACGGCTCTCGGGCTTTCAAAAAGTCAATAGCCCGCGAAAGCGGCACGTCGTACAGGGATTCGTGCAACGGAATTGCGGCTACTTCGCGCCGTCCGGCAAGCAGGCGGGCTACTTTCATTTTCCGGCATTGGTTTTTACGGCTGCTGCCTTTTGGCTGCCAGAAAGTTCGGTGTAGTCAATTTCAAGAATGTCCAGCGTAGCAGATAGGCGGGCTTCGCCGAACTCCGAAAAGATTTCACGAATACCCATGCCCTTGACGGCGGAAAGTTCGGCGTTGTTAAGTGGTTCAGCCACCGCAACAGGATTTGCGTCTTCGGCGCGAACGGCTTGGTTCGGCGTTTCCTCCAACTGGACTTTCTGCTTCCTGGCCCGGCGCGGCGTTTCTTGCCCATCCACCTCTTGCGCCTTGGGCGGGGGCGGCTGAAAAGCCGGAAAGGGCGTTTCGACTTGCGATGCGGCCTCCGGGCTTTTCGGGTGAACGAATTTAACCAACGCCGGTTTTTCGGTCACATTGACTACCGGCGCTGTGTCCTTTGTGCGGGCGTTCTTTTCCCGCTGCACGGCCTGCACGGCCATTGTCCCGCTTTGCCCCCACGTCTTTTGAATAATGACGGACAAGTCCCTGACAAACGGATGCGTGTTGGCGTTCACGCGCATCATGTAGCGAAATGCCTGCGTAATGTGGGTGAGTGCTTCTTCTTTTGTAACCTCGCTCATTTGAGTGATTTTTTACCCGGCCCGCATTTGACGTGCCCGGCGTTGTTTGTGATTTTGAAGGTCGAACACCGCCCGCATTGAAAAACAGTCTGCGTAGTCAGGTGACCGGCCTATCCTGTCTTTTATTTCTTCCTTCGGTATTATTTGGTATTTTCCGCCGTCCGGCAAGTCCATGCGGCGTATAGCCCGCAATTCCTGCGCCAAAACGCTTTGCAAATGTACGCTTTTTGGAATAAAAGCCGCCTCACAATCATTTACCTTTTGCGCGGCGTAGTGGAACGCCTGTGCCCGAAGGTTGCGGAACGCCGGGCGTGGCAATATCTTCTTTTGCAGGTCGGTCTTTTCCGCCGCGTCATCCACCGGCGAAGCGGCCCCAACAAACGGCACGGCGCTACGCAAGAACCCGCGAAGCCCAATACCTACGCCTCCAGCGTCGAACGCCACACGCTGCCCCGGTACGCCGAACTCATTGGCTATTGCCTGTATCTTGCTTACCACCTCGTTGCCCTCCGTGCGGGCAAACACGCGAACGTCAATAACCTTCCATCCGCTCCAAACCATTACAACGAACTGATCCGCGCCCGTAAACGCCACGTCGGCGGTTATGTACCGTTCGCCGTCCGGCAAAAATCCGCCGTTTGTAAACAGGTCTTCAATTGACTGATCCTGGAAAAGGCGCATAGCCATGTCATCTGCGCTGCCCCATTCGCCTTCGCCGTAAACGCGGTACTCATCGGGGTTTGTCTGCCGTAGCGCCTCATACTGCAAATAGATGTCCGGCGGCAAAAATGCGTTGTCCCGATACGTTGTTTTGAGGGCGAACGTCTCGTATATGTTCTGCGCAAAAAAAAGCCGGTGTATCCAGTTTTCTTTTGCGATCGGGTTGAAGGTTAGGTGTATGTGATTCGTGGCCTTTTCGCAGCGCAAGCGGCGGTTTAGTTCGGTGAAGTCTGTTTCAGTTACGCTGCCTTTTCGGTCAATCGGCTCTTCGATCCAAATATCCGTCACGTCCGGTATGGACTTGAGTTTGTCAACGTCGTCAAGCCCGCCCGACATTAGGACATTCCCTGTTGGTATGCAGGTGATGTCCATGTCGGATTTGTTCACCCGGAACAGGTCGCCAAGCCCGTAGCGCTTTATCAAATCCTGGAAAAGGGAAAATTGGCTGTCCCGTACCGTAACTTGGTACTTGCGCACAAACAACCCCCGGAAATAAGGCTGCGATATGGCCTTCATCAAAAGTTCTGTGGCCTTTACGTCAGACTTGCCCGAAGCGCTACCGCCGTACAAAATCTGTATCCGCTCCTGCCTGAACAGGTTGGGCAAATAGCAGTCGTTTATGAGGATGGGAATTTGGCCGTTGGCGCGAAGCCCGGCCCGTATGGAGTCGCTTATTTTATGCCGCCGGGATGCGGCAATTGGCAGTAGGTGTATTTTATGCCGTTCACTTCCCATTCATTTTGTCGAGTAGTGCGTCTATGTCTTCCTGCTTTGCCTTTGATATTGCAAACAGCGGGGTGCCGTCCGGGCCGCTAACCTCATTTTTGGTTGCAGGCGCTTCGCCGAGCGTGTCCCGGATAATCTGGAACGCCTTTAGTTTTGTGTTGTCGTCGGTTTCCTTGGAAAGCAGTATGCCGATCAACTGAATGGCGGATACCTGCTTTAGCGGCACCTCTTTCCCGTCCTTGTCTTTGGTGGTCTTTTCGAGTGCTTCGGAAAGCAGGGTTTTGAACGACTTAGAGCCGGGCGGGCGCCCTGCGCCTGGTTCCGGCGGATCGCCTTTTTCTCTGCGTTTTATTTTGCCGCCATTACGCCCTTCAATCATCTCCATTTACGATATTTTTACGAATTAAAACGGGTCGTCCGGGCGCTTTGGTGTTGCTATCCTGCGCAAACCATCTCTTTTGTCCCCGCGCCGTTTTTTTGCAGCCGAACTTTTGGCGCTTGGCTTCTTTTTGCCTTTCAAATTACCGCTTGCCATGTTCCAGTTTTTGTAAGCATCTTTTTTTTGTAGATACTCGGTTCGTCTTTATTGATCGTGCTGAACGCCTGAACGATTGAGGCGTGAAAATCTGAAAAGAATTCGAATATGTCCGGGCTTTCCTGTACTTCCAAATGTTCGATGCACGCGCTGCTGCGAAGATTCGCACTACCCCTGAAAACAATCTTCATGCCGCAATGCGTTTCTATTAGCGTTACCTTGGTATGTACACGGGCAACCGCCAACTGAAAGCGATTGTCAGGCACGTCAAGTTCGGCGTAAATGTACGGGATTATGTCGTTTCGGTAATTGGCCCAAAACCCATCGGATACGATCAATTCCATTTCGTCGCACCATCCGTCCAAAAGCAAGTTTCCGAGACTGTCCACGTTTTCCTGGTTCAGGCTCAACGTGGACATGGAAATGCACCTTGCGTGCAGGTTGTTGTGCTTTACGAACGCTTCGATGAAGTCTCCAGCGATAAATGAGCCGTCAATTAGGCAGATGTGCCACATTCCAGGCTCGCACTTCATGTCTTTTGCAAGCGCTTGCGCGTTCCGGTATTTGACTTTGCTATCCGGCACGGCCTTTTGCTTGGCCGGTCGGTGATGACGGGTTGAAAGGTTTATGCCCGCTTCAACACCAAATAGGTCGGTGTCAAATTCGGCAACTTCAAAGCTGTCGGTATCAAAGTCAAAATCGGTTGTCATTCGACAAAGTTACAACTTTTTTGTATCATTATTGCATTTTTCAAAAAAAGCCAGCTCAAATCGTTGCGCCTCTTGCGGGCATTTGATGAGCCAAAACAATGATGATGTCTTTGTTGCGGGTAAAGGAGTCGAACCTTTGTCTTCAGGTTATGAGCCTGGCGAATTACCACCTTTTCCAACCCGCCCTATTTTTAGAAAAAAACGGCCCCCGCCCGGCATTTGCTCAAACGGGGGCGCTGTTCCGGTTTCTTATCCTTCGCCCTCTTCGGTTTCTTCTTCATCCTCGATCACTACCGGCGGTTCGTAGATGCCCCGGACGCTTGCAAGCAAGCCGTCAAGGCTGTTGAGCAAAGCAAGCTGTTCCCCTGGCTGTGCGCCGCCGTTTTCGATCAATTCCCGCAAATCGGAAATGCTCGTTTCGAGGGTTGCGATTACGGCAAGGACTTGCGCCCGCTCTTCAGCGATAGCATCCAAAAGGGCTTTGCTTTTTTCTTCGTGTTGCTGTTTGAAAACTTCAAAGTCCATTTTGAGTATGTTTATTTGATATTGAATGTTTTTTAAATTGCCTATTGCCTTTAGGCTGTCAACAATTGGCTTTGAAAAGAGTTGCCCGGCAATGACGGCGGCAAACACGATGAGTGCAATTATCACTGTATCCATTACGATTTTCGCTTTTTGTGAGTAAAAATGACGTATCCCCATCCGCAAATGAGCGCCCCGGCGCAAATCCAACCAAAAACCTGTATTGCATCCATTTTGTGTGCTTTTATTTCGATGGAGCGGAGCGCGTTTTTAGCGCGCCCCTTTTCCACCAACTAACCCGATTGCCTGTGCAAAGATACTGTTTTTTGGTTTATTGACAAAAAAACCGCCGTAGGCTTACGCTTTACGACGGGTGTCCAAACCGATTTATCTATAATAACAAACTTCTTATTTCGAGTTTCGAATAACCTGGGCTAAGCCCCATGCGATTCCGACAAATATGAGAACTCCAAAAATTGTTTCCATGCTCCAAATGTACGGCGTTTTTTGAGTTGTGCAAAAAAGTCGCCTAACTGTCTCCTGCCGGAAACAGCGCTATGCGCGGCGCTTAGGCAGGCTTGGAGTTGGAAGCAACTAAAAAGAAGAAGAAGTAAATAATACCTCATCCCTCCTCATCCCTGTTTTTTCGATAGTGCAAAATGCGTTTGCCGAAAATATGCCCCAGCGTTGAAACAGCCAGCCCAGCGTCCCAAACGGCTTTGTCGGGTTCGGTTGCGCCGATTTCGATGAAAGACATAAGTTCCAACGAGCCAATCATGTACGATTTTCCCGTGACGTGCGATTTTAGGGCGGCATAAAACATCCACCAAAAATTAGCAACGAGTAAATGCCGCCAAACAAAGCCATGAATTTTTACCAGTCCCTCCATTTTCGGTAGGTTTTGACAACCTCGCGGACTGTCAGGTTAAAAATTGCGACTACTCCGATTGCGGCAGCAGCCAGAACAAGCCACATGAAAATATCTCCAAAAAGTTCTTTTTGCATCTTGATAAATAAGAAAAACGCTTCCAACAAAGGCTTCCCGTCCATGCCCGCCAAAGCCGTAACTCAAAGCCAAACGCGGCGGTCACGGGCGGGAAGCCAGCCGTTACCCCACAAACTCCAAACACTCGCCAAGCGCCTCCCCGTGGTCGGCCCAATCCGGCGCGTGCGTCACGTTTCCATCTTTGTCGGCTGTCGCGATTACGACTTGCGGAAAAGATTGGTCACGCGGGCGCGTTGTCCGGCGGACTTCGATCCCGCCGTCCGGTGTCACGCGGGCGGCGGTGTCGTCTTGTATGGTGAGGTTGTAGATGCGGGCTGTGAGTTCAGCGTTGATCGGTGGCATACTACCAATTCATTAAATCTTGTGAAATTGGTTCTTTTGGGTATTGCACCCCGCCAACCGGAATAAAATAGTAGTCAACAAAAAAACCTGGCACAAATGTACTCTCTCCATTGTCTTCGCGACGACGGATTTCAGAAACAGGCTCAACCCTCATCCCGTCAGGAGGGGTAATGAGTTTTCGAGTTTTTTCCAACATTTCTGATGGCGTGCCGCCGGATTCATACGGGAAAAATACACATTCTTGTTCGCTAATGATTGCTGGGCGGTCTAAAGTAGTTGCGCTCATGTCGTTTGTTTTTTTCGTCTCCGCTTCATCGCTTTGACCCTTCAAAGATACGATGCCTCAAATTACCGTGCAAGTATTTGCACAAATAATTCCAAATTATTTTTCACCAAAATAAAAACCCGGCCCGCCTTTGCGACGGTGCCGGGAAAAAAAAACGAAATGAGTCTTTAGCGCTGCGCGGGCGCGTTCATCGCGTCCCGCTTGTCAGCTTCGCGCAAGGTTGCAATGTTCGTGCGCATATCAAACAAAACTGTTTCCAAATTTTTGTTCAGGTTGCGAAGGCGCTGCCATATCTCGTACAATTCAGGCGCTTTCCCGGCGGCGTAGCGCTCCAAAGAAGTGCTGCTGCCTTTTATCGCTTTCATTGCCTGTTCGGGTATTTCGCATTCGACTACTTTGGCAAAGTGCCGGGCAAAATACGCCTCAGCTCTGCTTTGCTCCGTGCCTATGTGAACGAGCCACCCGTGTACCTCCTGGAACCATGCGTGTAGCAGTTCAAGGTCTGACAAATCGCCCGGGCAAGTCTTAACAAGCCCGTCTACATAGCGACACGTTTGCCGCCAATTTTCGATCTGTTTTTCCATTCCTTCGCTCATATCAATGCTGGTGCGCTTGGTTTTGCAATGCGGTATGTTTTAGCGCCCGGAAACAGGCCAACCG